ATAGGATACTCGAAACTGAATAGAATTAGCCAATTCAAAGAACAGCCAGATTTCGAGGAATGGATTTATAAAGCCAAGACTTTAAGTTTGAGTGATTTAGGAGCAGAGATAAAAGAAGTCAAAAATGAAAAAACTGAATCAAAACCGGCAAGAAAAACAAAAGAAGTAGTATGTCCCAAGTGTGGTTATAAGTTTGAAATCATGGAGTAAGTATGGGGAAAAAGCCAAATTATACAAAAGAAGAAATTGAATATCTCGAAAACAATTGGGGAAGAAAATCTATGACGGAAATAGCGAATGAACTCAACAGAAGTATAAACGGAATAAAATTAAAAGCAGAAAGGTTAGGGTTGGGTGGCATTCTTAATGCAGATGAGTATCTGTCGGCAAAACAGATAGCAGATATATTAGACAAACAGGCAAATACCATAATGAGATGGGTAAAAAATAAGGGATTAAAAGGTAAAATTAAAATAATGGCAAACGGCAAAGAGCGCGGAGTATGGAGAATAAAACTTGAAGATTTGATGGAATGGTTAAAAAATAATCAGGAATGGTTTGACGCCAGAAAAATAATTCCATTCACTTTAGGGACGGAGCCGGATTGGTTAAAGAAAAAACGAATCAGCGACAGAAAAAATTGGAGGAGAAGATTTGAGAAATGGACAAAGAGAGAAGAAGAATTATTATATTCAATGTATATGAACGGTAAACCAATCAAAGAATTAATGAAAGAGTTTGACAGGTCTTTTAATTCAGTTGAAAGAAAATTAGGTAGGATAAGAGCAAAGAAAAAATATCAATATATAACCTAATCTTTATTGATATTATTTTAAAATAATGTTAGTATATAAGTATAAAACCAATCAAGGGAGTGGGAAATGAAAACTTCACGATACACCTATAAAATGAGCAAAGCAGAGGCAGACAAATATGTAGGATTAGCAATTTCTATAGGTAAACCCAAATGGAAAATGAATTACGAAATGGTAGAGTTTGGATTGTTAGCACCGTGGGGAATAATGAATAAGTATGAAGAAGAAAACGAATACCGCGAACACTACATTAAAAGATTAGAGAGAATAGGTATCGGCAGAATCAAAAACAATATTGAAAGAATCCAAAAGCGTTATCCGGATAAAGAAATTCTATTCTTATGTTGGGAAGATTTAAACAAATCATTCTGTCATCGGAGAATGTTTGCAGAATGGTATGAAAGCAAGACCGGCATCAAGATTCCAGAATTGGAAAGTCCAAAAATTAAAAATATTCAGTTGAGTTTATTAAATCTATGAGTATTAATAACAAAAACAATATATTTTTTGGTGTTACAATCAGCAAAATAAGGGAAATAATAGCGGACGAAATTATAAGTGAAAATCCGGAAAAATTTATTCACCCTTGCGTAGGCAGATTTACGATTGTAGAAATCTTTAATAAAAAAGGAGGAGATAATACAAAAGTAGAATCTTCTGATATTTTAATTTATTCGTCAATTATAGGGTATTTAGCAGATACCACTAAAAACTTTGAAGATTTAAAAATCAAATTATACGGAGAGATACAACCTAAAACCAACAACCCGATAGATGTAGCGTCAGCCGCTTTAATTCAGCTAAAATACAATCAGATAAAAGGACGGTCCCAATACGAAGAAAACATCAGAAGAGAGTTACTCTATAACAAAGAAAAATACATCGGAGAGATGAAAGAAAAACTATCAATATTAACCGACAATTTAAAAGGCATTAAATATGACATCAGGGATTTGTGGGAAGTTATAGAGGAAAACGAAAATAAGGAAAGCCGTTTGATGTTTCTAAACCCACCGACAGTCAGCGGTAACGATTATGAGGATATGTATGTAGAAAAAGATATTACCTATTACAAGCCGGAAATAAAGTTTATCACAGCAAAAGACAGGGACAGGTTAATTGATAGGTTGTATAATTGCAAATGCAAAGTAATCATAGGAGTAAACGATACCGAACAGGGAATTAAACAATACGAAGGTTGGAATGTTATAGCCACAAAACAGCACAAAAAAGGGCAGTATGATTACATCTTAACTAATTACCAGAAAAAAGACAGAAAAACCTATGCTATAAAACCTTTAGCAAAAAAGCTGAAAACCAAAAAATACCCTATATTTGATGATTCTGATATTACACCAAAAAGCAAGATAATGTTTGTCCCGGTAGGACATGATACAGCGATGTATTACAGGGAATTATTTGTTCATAAATTTGGAGTAACCCAAGCAGAAGATTATTTTCTATTTACGATTGACGGCAAGGTTGTTTCAGTAACAGGATTAACTTACGAAAAAATATTTCACGGTGGAGATTATGTAATAGAGATATTCGGCATAACAAAAACATCAAAGAGATATAAAAAATTATCAAAATTGTTTATTATGTGTCTGGTGTCAAAAGAAATGCAAAACCTCATTCTTACAAGAAGAAATTTTGGGATTAACAAAGTAAACAGCTTACAGACCACGCATATAGCAACCTATAAAGGCGGTGCTGACAGAGGGATAATGAAACAGATAAGACGTGATAAAATGCCGGACGGAAGATACAAACTAATCTTGAAATCAGAGTTTAAAGATGTTACTTTTAAGGAAGTATTAAACAGGTGGGTGCAATTAAACGAAACAAGGTGGAAAAATGTCTGAAAAAATTATTGAATTAGAAAAAGGATTAGAACTTTGGAAAGCCAAAGTAGGGGAATTAAAAGAGCAGGACCTTAACGCGAGAATAATGACAAATGAGATGTTTGAGAGATTAACGGCAAATATCAAAAATGAAAAACGTCTTGAATCATTACCATTTTGCGCATTGACAGATGACGGCATAGAAATCATTAGCGGACACCACAGGGTAAAAGCGGCAAAGAGCGCGGGAATAGATGATATTTATGTTTTGATTGATGTAACCAAATTACCGGAAGATAAAATCAAAGCCAAGCAATTAGCCCACAACTCCATACAGGGAGAAGATGACCGCCAGATAGTAGAAATGATATACAAATCAATACAGGACGCGAACGCAAAATTAGAGGCGTTTATCGATATGTCTATGGATTACAAAATAGACGATATAAAGCTCGAAAACATGAGTTTAACATTTGACTATAAAAACATCAATCTAACTTTCTTACCGATGGAATATGAGTATTTTTTGAAGGTTTTAGACGAATTACACAAAGCCAACAATGAAATATACGTAGCCGATATTAAGATATTCGAGGACTTCAAAAAAAGACTAAACGAAATAAGAGAAGGTTACGAAATCCATTCAGTAAACACCGCGATAATGAAGATGATAGAGATAACAGGCAAAGAGTTAAATTTGCAAGCCCCAACAGAAAGCAGTATAATCAGCTTAAAGGATTTAATCAAAACTACCTATATAAGCAAAGAAGGCGGAGATAAATTAAAAAAAGCCATCTCTAAACTCAAGAAGGAAAAAAAGATTACAGACAAAGACCTGAACAAAGCAATAGAATTATTAGCGGAAGAATATATCAATGCAGATGAGGTGTAATGGTTGCACGCCTATCGTCCAGATAGGAGGAGGCAGTTCGATTCTGTCCGTCCGCTCCAATCTTTAGGAGAGCCAATGGAAGAAAAAAAAGAAACACAGGAGTTAAATGTAAAGCAATTAAAATTCATAGACGGTATTTTAGAGGGAAAAACACAACAAGACGCATATATAGATGCAGGGTATGACGTAGAAGATAAAGGAGTAGCGTCAGCGGCGGCAACGAGATTGTTAAAAAATGTTAAGATAAAGGAAGAGTTAGAAGAAAGACTAAAAGAGATAAACACCAGAAACCGAGTAAGGCTATTCAGAATAAGTGAAGTAGCCTTGGCAAAAGCACTTAACATGATTCAGTCAACAGAGGAAATATCAGACGCGTCAGTAAAAGCAGGAATGATAAAAGACGTATTAGACAGAGTAGGGCTAAAAGCCATAGAAGAACATAATCTTAACATAAAAGGTAAAATTGAAACAGGTTTATCCAAAAAGGAAGAAGATGAAATCATTAAACTTGCCTTCCGAGCAGTTAAGGGAGATATGCCTCCAAAGGATAAGGGAGAAAATAAAGAATGACCCTTTTTTTCTAACATATGTTTTATATCCGGATTTTACCTTTGAGCCGTTTCATAAACAATGGCTTGAGCAAGGTTTATTAAACGAAAATGAATTATGTTTGGGACCACGAGGATTTGCCAAAACTACAGTAAGGGCAGTCATCAGAACGATATGGAAACTCTCTCAAAATCCTAATACCCAATTAGGTATAATATCCGACACCAAAGACCAAGCAGTTAAATTTATGTCGGAGATAAAACAGCAATTGGAAAACAACAGATATTTATTATTCCTTTATCCGGACCTTGCACCGGGAAAGCTATGGACGAGTAAAGAGATAACGATTTTAGGCGCAACGCAAATCAGCAAAGAGGCGTCAGTAACGGCTTTAGGAGTATATCAAGGAACAGGTAGCCATTTTGACGATATTCTGTTAGACGATATAGTAGACTTTGATAATGTAAAAACCAAGCATAGGAGAGATGATTTGTCAGGTTGGGTAGATATGAGTTTAACTCCAATGCTGAAACCAGACGGCACAATTCATATAAACGGCACGAGATACCACCACGACGACTTTTATGGAAGAGTGTTGGAAAAAGGAATTATAAACAACTTCAATCATAATACCCACAAAGCCATACAGGATAACGGAGAATCATTGTGGGAAAAAGTATGGTCTATAAAGAAACTCCAGAAAATCAAAAATGACATCGG